GTTCTTAATACCGTCTTTGATATCTGTAAATTGTTTTGTTACTTGTTTCATATTTTATTTCCTCTCAATTAATATACCTTATAATACCAAGTTTTTCACCTATTGTCAATGGGGGTATCTAAGTCCTTGTTTTTACTAGGTTTTTTAGTCGTTGTATAATATAACCTTTTAAAAAATAAACGAATCGATTCGTTTAGGACATAAACTCCTCAAGTGTATTTATTTGTGATGATTGATATGCTTTCTTCCAAGATATAGTCGCACTTAATTTTGTCATATCTTTCCATGGCCCTGACTTCTGTTTCTTTTCTTTTAGAGTTACATAGTTTGGAAATTTACTCTGTAAGTTTCTCATAGATTTATTATGATAATCAACATCTCTATATTCAGAACAACCACCTATAGTATTTGTATCAGAGGGTGAAGCTACATATTTATACCATACCTTATTACTAAACCCTTTTGTCATAAGTTGTAAGGATACATAAAAATCCTCTGCACCACAACAACCCTCCCAATCTATTTCACTCCAAACTTTTGATAGTTCATCACCATTATAGAATTTATTAGTCATTACTCTTGAGTTTTCAACATAAGGATACTTACCTAAAGGATTATTCCAAGTAGTGCCCATTGCACCATGTAAAAGACCACTTCTCAACCAACTTTCTGTTTCATTTAACATTTCATAAAACAAATCATCTGATAATTTTTTTTTAGTTAGTTTATCTTCTTGAGGTATATTTTGAAAAAATGATAAGTCATCATCAAAAATCCAAAACATTGATTTTCTTTTTACTGAAAACTCATAAGTCAAATCTCTTATTGTTTTTGCAAAACCTATATTATTATCACTTACCACAAAAATATTATGATGTATTTTTTTAGCCTCTAATTTTTCTTGTGGTTGAACAACTAATGTTACATCTTTTAATAAACTCTCTGGAATATTAGATAATGTAATTTGTGAGTTTAATCTTTTAAATGTTGGTATTACTATATCAATCATATTGGTAAACCCCCAGTTAACTTTGGATTCATTATTTTTATTATTTCATTTGATATATTTTTAGATTGTTCCATATTTAAATTTTCTCTTACTTCAATATATTTTTTATATTTTTCATTATTTACTATCTTATCATATTTTTTCTTCTCTGATAATCTTTTTTTCCATGTTGTAATATTATCCCAAGCATTGTTTCTTTCTTTTGACCTTTCAAGAATAATATGTGTCGGTGGATTTATATAAAATATTTTTAAGTCATATTGTATCACAAAATTAAACATTTCCTCATTAACAAATTTTGTTCCCTCTAGTAATATATGCCTCCAATTTTTATATTCTAATCTAATAAATTTTTTAAGTTTTTCTTTACCTTTCATAATACCATCTGTTCCATTTAATAATCTACCTGGCCTTGCATATCTTCCTACTGTAATTATATCATTAAACGAATAAAATGAAATAGAGTGTTTTTTATTTCTATATCCAACACCCAATCCTTTTACGACACTGTAGTTAATTGTGGATTTACCACTAGAGGAACAACCAACTATCCAGATAATCATTTCATATGAACCTTTGGCCCAGTCCAACCTACACTGAGTAAATCAGATATGTTTGCAGTATTGTTTATCATTTCACATTTATCACCTTTTTTATATGGGACATCAAATCCATTTTTTTCTACAAGTTCATCAATTCTTATTCCCTTACCAGAACCTACATCATAAGTTTTGTTTTTATCAAATGTTCCTTTTCTTAAGAATAATTTTATAACATCTACTACATCACTCACATGAATAAAATCTCTTACATGGTTTGTTTTGTATTCAACATTACCATTTTTTATTCTACTTGTCAACATAAAGTCTGGTGCATTATCACCATATATGTTTGTAAATCTTAAACCAACATGACCTTTGTGTGCAACTTCTTCCATGACTCTTTTAGTTGTCCCATAGGGTGATAACCACCACTCCTTCGCACAAGATGATGATGCGTAAATTACTGGCACATTTTTACACATATCAAATATCTTCTTAGAATATTCAACATTTACTCTCCAATAGTCCTCTGGTATTTTTATTGATTCTCTAACATCAGTTAGTGCAGCCAAGTGAACAACAAAATCGGCTGTTGATTTCAAAACAAAGTTATTAATATCTTTGTCTATTTTATTATCCCACTCTACAATATCATGGTCACTTAACGCACTTACTAAATGAGAACCTAAAAATCCTCTTGAACCTGTAATAACTATTTTCAAAATAAAAACTTCTTTATCTTTGACCATAAACTAGGTTTTGTTAAAGCCTCATCAATACCATCAAAATTATCATATACCATATTAGCACTACCTTCATGCCATGGTCTACCACAAGTTGGACACACATCATTAACCTTATCTCTAAAAATTAAATCTACTGCGTTTTTCATTTCTTCATATGTAACATAATATTTTCTAATTTTTCTTTTAACATATTCATCTGTATCCACTTTATCATCATATAACAACCATACTTTTGCTTCTAAATTTTCAATAATAAACTCACGAAACTTATGATTAAACTCGTTATCTTGATTTATATTAATACCTAGTTTTAAAAGTAAATCTCTAGCTTCTGATAAACTTCCACAATCTTTTAAACCATTTCCATGTCTTGCAGCTCTACCCACAGTTTGTATCTGTCTTTTAGTATAAGGTGCAGATAAAGATTTTTTATTAAGTTTTGGTGAAGTTGCTAATATAGCTATACTCACAATATGTGGTAAATCAAATCCTCTAGATAATAAATTAGTAACACCTATCGTATCAATCTTTTTATCTTTTATTTCTTGCTTATCTATAGATGGAATTGTCCCTTCAATATTTGAGTTACTATGCACATAGGTATTATTTGTAGAATCATACTTTTTTAATTCATTAATAAATTCACTTGGTTTAATAAATGAAACTTGACTTTTGTAAGTTCCCTCTTTTCCATTTTGATAAAGACTTATTTTTTGATGTTTATCAAATATATTAATAAAATTATTTTTATTAACATCAGGATAGAAATTTATTACATTGTCAATAAGCCAAGATTTTAAATTATTAATCTTTATTTGTTTTTTATTTCTCCATTCTATGGAGTCTTTCATTAATATTTTCCAATCTCTTCTGTGATATGTTTCTGGTTTACTAAACCAAGAATTAAACTCAACATTTAAATTTTTCATTTGATAAAACATTTCTTCTGTTATCAAAGGTTTCCAGAAAGATTTTGTAGAAACATATTTTTGTAAATCGTCAGTGACTATTCCTTGTTTATCTTTTTTCATACTTTGACTTTGTGTTAGTGCTACAGCATTTCCAACTTCGTTTAATAGTTCAGCTTTATCACTATGTGCATTGAGTGGTGTGCCAGAAACTGCGTATAAATAACCACAATTATCTTTATAGTCAGAAAACATTTTTAAAAGACTTTGAGCATATTTACTACCACCCATCTCTACTGATGCTCCTGATTCAAAAGCTTGTTGTTCAGAATCATCAAATCCGGCGTAGTCCCCTTCATCTCGGTCAAGATACCACATAAACCCTTCTTTTTTTCCCTTATTCATTAAGTTATCAAATAAAGGTTTACTTGTTACTGTGTTCAATTTATTAAGTGTTGTAAATATAATAATATGATTATATTTTGATAGTATCAAAGATAAATTATTTAAAAAATAATCTAAGTCAGTATCGCTTCTATTAAACCAAGTATTTTTTCCATAAGGAAATTCGTCATCTTCTTTAGAGGGAAGTCTTTCAACAAATGTATCGTAAGGACTTGCCATTACTGTTGCACAAATATGTATTGATTTTTTTGTTTCCTGTATAACTCTAAGAGTATTATATCTTACAATAAGCTCTGTTTTACCAAAATTACATGGTAACTCAGAATGAGATGGTTCTAGTGTTTTACCAAAGTTCAATAGTAATGGCTCATATATCTTATCAACATATAATTTTTGTGCTGGTCTTAATTTCATAATTTTCATTGTCATATAAATTCCTCTAAATTTCCTTTCTCTTTTTTTGCATACTTACCGATAAGTTTTTCACCCCTACCAGCTGTTCCTTTAGTCGCAAGTCTATTATCACAATATGCGACACAACTAAATCTTTCACCATTACCAGATATCTCTGTAACTCCATGTACCTCTAAACTATCTGCAATTACTACAGAATTGTCTGGTGCATCAATAGCAACCTTATATCTTGGGAATGTAAGAAACGCACCATCATAATCACCTTGACGAAATACGCACATTGTAGTCATTCCCATCTCTGTATCAGAACTATCCACATGAAAACTCATCTTTGAACTCTGACCAGAATGATAACGATTTGCAGAGTAGGTTGTAAAGCAACCCATTCTATGTTTTGGGTCAATAAAACTCTCTGCAAACTTTTTTTGTTTATTATACACATCTTTATTAGCTTTGTCAAATGCAATCTCATTATATTTTGATATATCTTTAAGTTTATCAAATCTCTCTGGATTATCTTTTACCCAACCAGATGAATCTATTGCACCTGTAAATCTTCCTCTTTTATAGCCAATCATAACTGAGTTTATTTCATTAGCATAAGCAATCATTCCATACTTACCACTCTTTGTTTTGACTTGATAAGAGTTTGGTGTTCGTAGTCTATAGTGTTCACCTTCTATCAAACCCTTCTTCTTCATCTCTTCTTTATCAATAGGGCCAGAACAGTTAGCTCTCATTGTGGATACATCTTCTATACTCATCAAAGTATTTCTTACTTCGTCATCTGGATATGCGTTTGTAATCACATATGCAAGAGGGACATCAGAACCATCAAGAGATACAACAGGTTTCATAATTGCAGTATCTTCTGTAACACGAATTACTTGGTCATAGGAAGTATCATCTGGAAACTTACCATTCCATTTCTCAAAGGTTTCTTTCTTACCTAAATCAGTCTTTAGATTTATGTACTTCATTGTAAAGCTCCAGCACTTGTTTATATATTTCATCTGCAAGTTGCTTCATACAGATTGGTGCGACCATCAATCCTATTCTTGCAAGTTGTTGATTTAATGTACCAGTCAACTTATAATCATCTGGTAGTGTCATTATTCTTGCAGATTCTTTAGTTGTAAATACTCTATCTTCTTCTGGGTGTAAATGCACTGCAAGACTTGTTTGTAAACCTTGCTCTGATAATGTATGAGATGCTTGTTTCCATGGCACTCTTCTAGATTGATAGAAAGAATGTTTCTTATCTGGAACAGTCTTACCCCACTTTTTTCTGTGTGCAATCACTTTATCGTACCATGGCCCAACTACATCATCACCAACAGATACAACTTTATCTGGGTTCTTTGGTAATCTCTTTAACCACTTCCACTTTGCACCCTTCTTCATAGCTTCTACTAATTCATATGCTTGACTTGCATTTTCATTATTTTGTTGTATATCACCGATTGCATCTCTTATATCTGCAAACTCTTTCTCTGGTTCTGGAAAGATATTATTGATACACATAAACGGCATACCAATATCGTCCATCACATCATTTCTTATTGAAACAATAAACACTCTTTCTCTTTTCTGTGGTACACCTTGTTCGTGACCCTTAAGAACTTTGTATGTTGTAGTGTAACCTTCTTTCTCAAAATCTGCAACCATTCTGTTCAAATGTTCTTTTGCATATTCCATAGTCAAACCTTTTACATTCTCACAAACAATAACTTTTGGTTTTAACTCACCAGCAATACGAATAACTTCCCAAGTCAAATCTTCTATATTCTTTTGTTTCATACCATACGCAGTCTTTTCTTTACCCCAACCTTTTTGTTTTGTACCAGACATACTGAACGGTGGACAAGGTGGACTTGCATCAAGAATATCTATCTCACCTTCTTTCAGACCAGTCATTTCCATAATCTGTTTGCCAGTTACATTTTTGATATCACCACATACATGAGGAGTATTAGGCCAGTTTGCAAGATAGGTATCTACTGCAACTTGTTGAAACTCATTCACAAACTTACAATCACCACCAGCTAGTTTATAACCAGCAGATGAACCACCACCACCAGCAAAGAATGATATGTAATTAAATAACTTACGATTCGCAGACTTTTCTAAATCATCTAAATTATATCTAAAATATTTTTTACTCATACTAAAAGAAATCCTCAAGTGTTCCTTGTGTTCCATAACTCTTGTCGATTAACCAATTCATCTTATCTGTGATAAACTTTAATGGTTCGACAAAACTCTTCTCATACTGTACATTATAGTCTATTAGAGAGTGTATGTCAAGTTCTTTTGGTAAATTAGTTATAAAGGTCATAGCTGTGCATTGATACTTGTTTGGTAGTTTTAGATTAAGAAACTTAATCTTATCACCCTCTTGAATAAATGGATACTTGTGTCTTAGTTTCTTTTGTTTAACAAGATGATTATATAGTATCGCACCCTTCACATGAATAGGAGCACCCTTGTTGAATAGGTTTGCAGTATTAGACCATTTACTTAATCCGTTCACACTTCTTGGGTATGCAATCTCTTCTGGTGGTAATTCCATAAACTCTTTCCTGAAATCTTGTATGAATGTATTTAGCATTTTCTCATCACCAGACATAATTATTTTTATACCCTCTTTGAGTTTCTTACGACAAGGAGCAGGAGTAGAACTTTTGATAGCCTCAATACCCATAATCTTAAGTTGTGGTTCTTTGTATCGAACACCTTCGATATCCCACGCATTAAGAATGTAT